AGGGCAAGGTCGCCGGTGCCGCCGGCCCCGTCTACGGCGAGCCCGCGAAGGACGTCTCCAACGCCCCCGAGCCGGTGACGGCCCCGGCCGACGCCAAGTAGCAACGCTCGTCACGAAGGCGGTCACCCGCGAAGGGTGGCCGCCTTCGTGCATCGGTAGGCTGTTGCGGCCCGCCCCCGTGGCCCAATCGGTAGAGGCACGCGACTTAAAATCGCTGAGTTGTGGGTTCGAGTCCCACCGGGGGTACAAGGATGCTGAGGAGTCTCAGCTGTGGAGCCTCATCGGTGACCGTTTACCCTCCGCTTTGCCGATCGAAGTGAGGCCAGCAACGAGCAGACTTCGTCCCCGCTACGCTGACTGGCATGATCAGCCAGGACGGTGCAACTCTTGTAGCCACCCTGCTACCGATCGGCGTACTGCTCCTCGCGCTTGAGAGCCGGTCGCTCCTACGGGAGGTTCGGCCGACTTCTCGAAACGGACGCTGGCTGGTGGTAGTCCTGCTGATCGCGACAGTCTTGGCATCCCTGATGGCAACAATGACGTGCGTGGTCTGCGTCAGCAGGGACATTCCGATCCAGGGCTTCTTCGCTGGACTGGTCTGGGCTGCCTCCCTTGCGCTGATCGCAGCAGTCGCAGGTGTGCTCTGCACCGGAGTTGCGGTGTCGGTTCTCGGCGACGAGTAGCCGAAGTACACACGCGGGCGTGTAGGTGGGTGACGGCTCGTGGTGTGACCGTTGAATTCGCGGGGATCGGGGTGTAGCCGGGGACAGTCGGTTTAAGTGCCGAAGTGGTGCTGTTGCGGACTCGTTGCGGACTGCTGGGGCCTCTGACGGAGGTAGCTGCGCAGTGCTCGGGTCAGTGAGGAGCACTCCGTCTTCGTCGTATCTGCCCCATCCGTCAGGAGAAATTTGGACCTTTCCTTCATGGCGCGCCGCGACGACGTGCGAGTAGTCTGTTGTCAACAGGGGGTGTGGATAACATGCCCGAAACTGTGGACAACGTGTGGACAACGAGAACGAAGAGGAGGTGATCGGGATGCTGAACCATCAGGACGCTGTGTTCAACTACGACCTCGAGGTGGAGGACGTCGCGAAGACGTTTGTGCAACTCGATGCGCTGCGCGAAGACGCAGACGTGACTCCCATGAAGCTTCAGAAGCTTCTCTACCTCGCGCAGGCCAACTACCTTGCGTCGACGGGTCGCCGCTTGTTCAACGAGCCCGTGGAGGCCTACAAGCACGGGCCCGTCGTGTACCGCGCCTGGAAGATGTTCCCCGGTAACCAGATCATCGCGACCCAAGACGCCAGTAGTTACTCCGACGCCAGCGCTCTACCCGAGGACGTCGAAGCCTTCATCGGACAGGTGTGGGAACGGTACAAGGACCTGAGCGCGGCCGCTCTGCGGCGCCTGACTCACCACCAGGAACCTTGGACCAGGAACTACGTCGAGGACGCTTATCGTCCCGAGATCCCCGACGCCGACATGGTCGAGTTCTTCCGTGACAAGGTGCCGGCCAAGGATCGAGTGTTCCACTCGGCTGTGGTCATGGTGCCTGAGGGGTTCGTTGAGGCTGCGGATGAGAACGAAGACGAGATTGTTCTTCGACTGTCGCGGCTCTTCGAGAAGTGACGACTGCACCTGTCTGGTCGGCTGTCCGTCCGCTGGACGACGATCACGACCTAGACGTTTTTCTCTCCGGTCGCCCATCTGTCGACACCTGGTTGCAGGATAAGGCCCGGCAGAACAGTCACTTCGTGCACACTCACGTGTGCGTCGATGAGGCAGGGATCGTTCGCGGCTTCTTCGCGCTGAGGACCGTAGTAGTGCCTGTTGAAGGACTCTCCAACCGACTTTCGCGCGGAGCTCAAGACGGTTTCGCCACAGCTTCGCTGCTGGCCCAGATGGGGGTGCGGAGAGAAGACCAGGGTGGGGGGCAGGGGGCGCTCCTAGTGGGTGAAGCGATGAAGAAGGCCGTTGAGGCGCACAAGGCGAGCAGCCTGCAGCTGTTCGTCGTCGATGCCGCGGAAGAATCGCTTGTGCCGTTCTACGAGAAGTACGGCTTCGCGCGATTGCCGAACTCGCTTCGGCTCGCCGTCACGATGAGTGCGGCCGTAAAGGCGGTCGGCTGATTGCGGCATGCTCTGACGGACGCGCCGGCTGTTAGGTTCGGCCGTGTGGACATGAACGAGTTCCAGGCGCACGAGCTGGCGACGATGATCTGGTCGCACTCGTCGACGCTGCATGCGTACGCCGGCCGCGCGATGCCGGGCGACGGGGCCGACCCGAACTGGCGGTACGTCGACGTTGGGCTGGACGCCGACACCGACTTGATCATCGAGAAGACGGGCGGCGAATGGACGTTCAAGTTGTCGCACCTCGTTGGCCAGAGCCAGGCTGAGATCACGCACGTCATCCCGGTGACGCCCGAGCACCCCGATGACCTCGAAGACGTCACGCTGCTAGTGATCGAGGTCGCCCGCAGATTCTTCGAGGGGGAGTTCGGTCCGGTGGCAGACGACGCCCCAGCTGCACGCGCGGCGGTCCTGAAGGCGATCTACCAGAGGCTACGCGGTAGCCGCCCCTAGACCCGCGCAGCGCGTCAAGCCGAGAGTTACGCAACCGTTACCGGCTTCGATCGGCGTACCTGCGCGGAAGTAGCACTAGTGACGTTTGACTTCGAGGTTGTCCGGGCACGACGCTCAGGGCATGACCTGGCAGACGCTCGTGAGCGGACTCAGCGCCGAGAACCGCGCTGAGTTGGCTGCCGCGCTTGCCGACGTCGGAGTAGACGACGGCGAGCCGCTGGAGACGTGGCTACGCCACTGGTTCGCGCACATCCACTCGAAGAAGATCGCCCCGAAGACCATCGCGTCGTACCGGACCTCGATCGAGCAGTACATCGTGCCGGCGATCGGAACCGTCGGGGTCCGCGCGCTCACTCCGACACACGTCGGGCTGGTCGAGAAGTTCATCCGTGACCGTGGGCTTGGCGGGGCCAGTGCACAGCAGGCGTATCGGGTGCTGTCTCTCGCACTGCGAGACGCGGTCCGATACGAGCACATCCCGCGCAACGTCGCGACTCTGGTCGGCGCACCGAAGAAGAAGCTGGCGCAGCTGGTTGCCCTCACCGCGGATGACGGAGCACGGATCCTCGAGACGGTGCAGCATGACCGGCTCGGATCCCGCATCGCCGCCGCGCTGCTTACGGGTGCGAGACAGGGGGAACTCCTTGGTCTCGAGCTCGAACGTGTCACTGACGAGCTCGACCTGTCGTGGCAGTTGAAGCGGTTCTCCTGGTCGCACGGATGCACGAAGCACTCGTCTGACAGGCCCCGCTGCGGCGCGCGGCAAGGGGCGAAGTGCCCTGAACGGCACCTGGACGCTCCCGAGGATCAGGAGTTCCGACACCTGAAGGGAGGGCTGTGGCTGTCGCGGCCGAAGTCCGCTGCAGGTTGGCGTGTGGTGCCGTTGGTGGATCCGCTGCGGTCGATCATCGAACGGCGTGTGCGGATCGCGGGGGAGGAACCGAATCCGCACGGTCTGCTGTGGACGTCAGACCCGAAGCACACTCGGCAGGGCGGCACCCTTGCCCTCGAGGGGTCTCCGATCGACCCGCGTGACGACAACCGTGCCTGGCACGACGTGCTGAAGAGAGCGCGCGTTCGGGACGCTCGCCTTCACGACGCACGACACGCAGCTGTCGACCTGCTCTATGCAGCCGACGTCTCCGAGGCCGTCATCGGCGACATCGTCGGGCACTCCACCGTCACGATGTCGAGGGCGTACCGCTCACGAGGAGACCGCGGCGCCCAACGTGCGGCCCTCGCAGCCATGGCGCGACTCGTCACATCGACCGATCCATCATCATCAGGGGGAACACCATGAACCGTCACACCAGAGTCGCGTCAGCCTTCGCAGCTGCAGCGGCCATCGGAATCCTGCTCGCGTCATGCAGCGGGGGAGCGCAGAGCGATCAGGGCGAAGCACCGCGGAGCCCAGCCTCGGAGACGAAGACCACGGCGCCGACCCCCGTCGAGCACATCGACGACACCTGGACGTTCGACTACCAGGGAGCAACCGGCACGTTCAAGCTCAGCGGCGACCCGACCAACGCGGACGCCGCTGCTGTCGAGGCAGCTCGCGCCACCGTCGACGGTGAGCCTGTCACCTTGGTCCCGGTGGAGATCGACAACACGGCGGGGACCGAGTCGATCAACATGTACGGCATCACCGTCGTCACGAAGGACGGGCAGCAGATCGACAGCGTCGACCTTGCCGACAAGTTCTCCTCGTGGGAGGACGCAGCAGGAGACGACGTCGACAAGTACAACGCCCTCATCGACGCCAACAACAAGTACGCCATGTTCGACCTCGCGGCCGGCGCCAAGGGCACCGCACTGGTCGCCTTCGACCAGCCCGTCACCTCCGCGTGGCGAGTCACCGTGATGCCGGCCGGCGGCTTCGATGAGGTCGAGGCCTCGCCGGGCAAGTAGCCGATACTGGATGGGTGACGAAAGTAGTGGGCACCCTTCGATCGACCGAAACGCAGGAGTCCGAAGGCAGCGGCGACAACATCAGCGAGGCGCGGCAGGCGGCGATCGCTGCACTGAACCTCGACGGATTCGAGCTGCAGCAGGCGAACACGGTCACGAGCAAGGCGACGGGCGAGACCACAATCAAGGCTCGTGCACGGTCGACCGCGACGAAGCCGCACGAGGCGACCGATGCGAACTACTCGGCTGCACTGCACGCCTACCTCACGTCAATCCCTGACGGCTGGCAGTCGCAGAACTTGCGGGAGGTCCGCGAGTAGACGCTCCATCGAGCGCTCGTGGCATGCTTCGTCGGTGAAGATCGCCATCGCCGCACTGCTCATCTCATCCCTCGTCGCGTCCGGCTTCGGAACCTGGTGGTCTACCCGCCCCGTCGTGACCATGACGCCCGAGCAGAAGGACGCGGGCGAGTACACCCTGAACTACGCGGACAGCTGGTGGGGGCAACATCGCGGCGCGCTGGGTCTCGGCGTCGGATTGATCTTGACGACATTCGCTGGGCTGCTCGCGCTGACGCTCTGACTGCCCTGCCACTGCCACTGCCTCCTGCTTCTGTCGGTGGCGATGCTCATCATCATTCGTATGGTCGAGCACAAGTGGGCACCACCCGAGCATCAGGACGTTCCCGTCTACGCGGCCGCATCGTTGCCGCTCGACCGAATCGGTGACCCCACAGCGCTCGACGCGCCCGCACCGGTCTGGATCGATCGACTGATCTTCGACCGGATCGGAGAGCTCCAGCGAGTCAAGGCCTTCGCCGTAGCTAAGTCCGACATTGCCGTCTACGCGGAGATCGCTTGGCAGGGGCGACTGCAGCGCGCCTGGGTGCCGCGCTCGAGCGTGAGCCGGCGCTCGCTGGCGCCGCGTCGAGACTGATGGCACGACGACGCCGCGATCGATGGGCGCTTGGCCCTGCGTTCTCGCTCCCCGAAGCAGCACGAGGCGGTCCTGACTACGACGTCACGCCGCCCGACCCCGTACTCGCGTGGCTGCAGTTCTCCGACCGCATCCTCGAGGTTGAGGCTCGCGTCATCGCCTACACGGAGCGCGCGGTGCTCGTTGAGTGGGGCTTTGGCCAGGCGGCCGAGTGCGCTTGGGTGTGGAGAGATGCGATACATCCGAGGGTTCAGCCGCCTAGGAGGGGTTGAGGCTTGACCGCCTCTGGCGCGACCGGTGAAATAGTTCGGCTACGATCTCGAAGGTGTTGCCCAGTGGTTCACCTTCCGCCTTCGAGAGCGTACTGTCGCGCATTGCCGACGCCTTGGAGAAGCTCGAGCAAAGCGCGCTTGAACACGCGATCGCCACCTATGTGTTCCCGACGCTTAGTCTGGCCGCAGCAGTGCTCGTCCCGTTGCTCATCCTCAGGATCTCGAACGAGAGAGCGCGGGCCGATGCGGACCGGGCAAGCGCGGAGGCCCGAAAAACCACGCTTGAAGCGGTGGAGCGGCAAATTGCAAGCCAAGAAAAAGTAGCGAGGCTCTCCCGGCAACGGGAAGTCGCCGCGCGCTTGCTGGCAGCGTCAGCGCAATACGCAGGTGCAAAGAATAGTCAAGAAGCGTTTAAGTTGATATCGCCACTTAGGGACAACATTGCTGAGCTGCGCTTGGAGTTGACGGCGGATGACGTCCAATTCGATCGCTACTTGAGCTCGGTAGACGATACCGCAATCGCACTTCTTCGCGGCTGGAATCGGCGCCTCCCGATGATGGATGCGCTTATTGAGCTCAAATCCGACCTAGCGGCTGCAGTTCGCATCAAGTACCAGCAAGACCTCGATGATGAGACCTTCGGACCTCTTGTGCGCGAGCGCGACCCGTACGCGCTTCTTCCCCAAGGCCCCGCACGGTCCCGCTAGGTCTGTCCTCTCCTGACACCCACGATGAAAGACCCCCTCGAGCTCCCGAAGGAACCCGAGGGGGTCTGGTCGTGATCAGTACGTCGTGCCGGTGTACAGGTTCTTCCAGTTCGTGCCGTTGCTCACCGCAGGGCCGAGACCGCACGCGAGCGCGTTGTTCGTGTTCGTCGCACGGTCCCCGTTCGCCTTCGACAGCAGCGACAGGTCCACCGGGAAGTCGAGCGCCGTGCACTGGACAGCAGCCGCCACGTCGGTGACGAGAGCGCCGCCGGTGTAGCCAGCCCAGCCGTTGCCGCTGATCTTCCCCGTCGCGCCACCGTAGAGGCGGACCGGCTGGTTGGCGACACCGGACAGGCGGATGTTCGAGTACGCGAAGTCGACCGTGCCGCCTCCGACCTGAGCCAGCCGGTTCGCGCCGGCCACCGTCACGTCCGTGAGCCGCAGCAGTACGGCACCTGTCGCACCGCTCGCCTTCTCCAGGAACCGAGCGAACGTTGTGAACGTTCCACGGTTCACGACGACAGCGCCTACCGTCGCGGAAGACACCTGGTTCACGAGCGTCGCCGTGTTCGTGTCCACACCCGTCACGTCGACGTCGTTGAACGTCGCCGATCCGATCACCCCGCCAGCATTCACGCGGATCACGTGCGTCGTGCTGACGTTCATGACAGCAGTCACACCGTTGAAGACGAGAGCCGTCAGAGTTCCAGCGATGGCGAGCATGTTGTTCGTGCCCGCGTACCGCACGCTCGAGAGGACAGCCTTCTTCACCACGCCGAGCACGTGGTTGATGAGGCTGTCCGCCGTACTCGTGACGTTGTCGATCTCGAGGTGGTCGATGACGATGCCCGCGTTGTTGAGCAGCAGGAAGTTTCCCGACGCGACGGTGGTGTCTCGGAGGATCAACCGGCCGATGTTGACGACCGTGTTCGTGTCCTGCGTTGCGGGGATCACTCCTCGAGGAGCGTCGCGGACGACGACGACTCGGTGGTTGGGGTGCCGCAGCTGAATGGGACCTCCGTACACGTGCGCGATCTCGATGGAGCCGAGCACATCGGTGCTGCCACCGGCCCCGGTCCACACCACAGCCCCCGTGCCGGTCTGTGTGACCGTGTCCACGACGATGCGGTCCAGCACGTGCCCGTCGCCCTGACCGGTCGCGTACGAAGCGCCAGCGATGAGGACGATGCGGGTCGTGTTGCCGCCCTTGATGCCGCGGATCGTGACATCGGTGATGTCGCCGTGCGTGTCCGAGTACGCCGCATAGTCGGTCGTCGTCGTAGCGACGACGTCGTCTCCGCCGCTCGAGACTTCGACGAGCTCCACGAGGCCGTTCTTGGCGGGACCGGTGATGTGCACTGTGTCCGACGCGAGAGTCGTACCGGCGATCTCGGACACGTGGAAGTTGGTCACGTCGCCGAGGGCGATCATGTACTTCCCTCCCGTTGACCCGACGGACAGTCCCCGGATGCGGAGACGGTCGATGTGGCGGAGGAACAAAGAGTGCGCACCGTTCGCCGAGCCGTCCTCAGCGGTCGCTGCAGGTCCACCTGCGTTGCGCTGCCACGTCCCACCGACGATGGTGATGTCCTTGTCGCGGCTCGTCGTGGACTTCGCGTTCGCGTTCTGCAGCATGTTGCCGACGAACGTGGAAGTGATCGTCGCACCGGTCGCATCGAGGTAGGTGCCCGACGGGATGACGATCGGCGCGGACGTGATGGTCACTGCTCCAACGAGGCGCTTCGCCCCGAGAGCGGAACCTGCGGCCAGCCACGAGTTGATCTGCGCGACCGAGGTCGCCGACGTAGCGGTCAGCTGCGAAGCGAACCTGGACGCGGCGAGAGCGCCGGACTGGGATGCGGGGTCGCCGAGGTAGCCGGCGACAGCGGTGTCCGTCGGGATGTTGTTGCCGGGTTCTCCGGGCGGTCCCTGCTTGCCAACGGTCGAGGAGACAACAGCACCTTCCGGGGTCTCCGGGTCGGCCAGGTTCTCGGCCAGACGTGCGCGCACGTCGGATGGCAGGTTGCCGTCAGCGGTCGCGGTCAGGTGGATCGGAAGCTCCGACCACAGGCTGAACCCGTCACCGATCTTCGTCACCCGCGACGTGTCGTCATACCCCCACTCACCCGGCTCGAGCGGCCTCGTACTGTCCGCCCAGGACTCCGCGTTCCCGCGCCGCACCACGATCGTTGCGTACTGCGTTGCCATGCTGGCCTCTCTCTGATGTCACGGCCCTGCGGCCTACTTCACCGCCCCGAACGGCAGCGTCAAGAACTGGGGTCAGGCCGGACGGGACCCGAGCGTCGGCCATTTGCTGTCATCGCGGGCCTGCCGAGCCGCGCTCGCACGGTCGATCTTCTGCTGCTCCGCAGCCGTGAACACGATCGGCGGCTTCGTCCGCTCCACAGCAGCCGTCAGCGCGTCGTTCGAGTCGGTGAGGATCGTCACCATCAGGTGTTCCGCGTCACGCTCGCTGATGACCTCGTCGAGTTCGGCTCGCATAATGCGCTGCTCCTCACCCCGCACCCGGAGCTCTTCCCACACCTCAGTGATCGCGACGTCCCGAGCCGAAGCGGGACGCGGGGGCAGCCGCCGCTGGATGAACAGCAGGATCGCCCCGATCGAACCGCCGCCAGCGGTGATGAGGGCGATGAGGACAGAGTCGCTCACTTGTGGGCCTCCGGCTCAGGTACCTCCTCGCGCTCCGACAGGTGCAGCGCGCGGTAGAAGGGGACGACGGAGACCGCCATGGGCAGGATCGCGTACGCGAGACGTTCCCAGTCGCCGTCGCTGTGGGTGCGGACGATGATCGAGACGGCGTACGCGAACAGCGACAGGATCAGGACGTACTCGGCGATGATCTCGACGAGCAGCACCCGCTCCGGCAGGGGGTGCCGGGACGGGAGACGTTCCCGGTACCGCTTCGACACGTGCACGCCGATCATCGAAGTCACGGACGCGAGGATGATGATCGCCGGGATGCCGACCGACCATGCTCGACCCAACGTCACCTCGACGGTCGTGATGCCGAACACGGCGGTGAGGATGCCGTAGAGGGCCAGGAACGCGTACTTCACGCTCAGGGTGACGTAGAGCGAGGGGTGCGGTTCGTACCGCACGTCCTCGCCCCACTGTCGCCCGAACGCTGCCCGGAGGCGTCGCCCTCGAGCGGTCAAGGCTTCGGCTCGCTCTGCTCGGTACGCAGGTCGGTGGTCGACGGTTCGAACTGCGCCGGACGCAGCTCCTGCGACTTCGCAGCCGCCGTCTCAACCGCCACCGCCTTCGGCACCGAACCGAGGCCGATCAGCGTCAGGAGCTCGTTGACCTTCGGGATCGCCATGATCTTCGTCAGCGCAGCCGAGACCGCAGCAAGCGTCGCCACCGCACCCGTCAGCCACGCCAGGACCGGACCCGGGACGACGTCCGCGATGGCGGCGAGTACCTGCGGCGCCACGACGACGACGACAGCGAGGACCGCTGCAGCACCGATGACGACCTGCACGACGGTGCGGAGGACACGCTTCGACTGGAACCAGATGGTCTGCACGTCGATCTTCGCGACGGCCTCGTGCTCGCCGCTCACGCTGCGTCCTCCTCGGCCAGAGCCGCCTTCACAGCCGACTCGAACTTCGCCGACACCGCGACGCCCAGCGAGTCCCGACGGTCACGGCAGTCCTGGATCAGACCGGACACCTGCGCCGAGGACAGCTCCTGGAACAGGCTGGTGTCGCCGGGGATCGCGTTGGAGTACGTGATTGCGCGGGACGAGGACACGGCGGTGAACGACAGCTCACCGATCGCGTACTTCTTCTGCGTCTTCTTGGACGTGACGTAGAGCATGTCTGCCTCGACTTTCGGAGTGGGTGGCTTGACGGGTGCCGGCGCTTTCACCGGCGGCTTGGGGGCTGCGGACGGCTTCGCCGCGAGGCGAGCTCGAGCGTCCGGGTACGGGGGAACCGCTTCAGTACGGGTCGCGAACTCGTGGTGCCACGGCTCGTTGAAGTAGCGGCCGGTCCACGTGCCGCCGCGGCCCTCGACGATCTGGTGCAGCCGGGTGAACTCGTCCGCGTACAGCGCACGGTTCGACCCGTCCGGCATCGTGATGCCGAAGTCGATTGCGTTGCCGTGCAGCACCTCGTCATGCCGCGACGTGAACGGTGCGGCAACCACGACACCGAGCGCGGCCCGGTTGTTCCACAGGTACGACTGCCGCCACCGGGAGCGCATGCCCTCGTTGACCGACAGGGAACCCGGCCGACCCTTCGACCGCAGGTACGCGTTGAAGTCGATGATCGTGGACAGCACCTGCAGAGCGATCCGCTCCGACATGACGTACTGCTCCACGCCGCGGAGATCCCCGAACGAGGACTTCCGCACGCTGAACTTGGCGACCATGACGGCCCCCTTCCATGACGAAAGGCCACCCCGAACGGGATGGCCTGGAAGATGAGTGGGTGGGTCAGAACGAGACGACGCCGATCTGCACACCCTTCGTGCGGATCGTGTCCGAGTCCTTGTCGGTGTCCACGAACGCGCGGACCACGTTCGCCCCACCCTTCGTGCGGGCGATGCCCGTGACGGAGAAGAAGATCCCGCCGGACGTGATCCGCGACAGCCGGCACGACGACGGGTGGAGCACGTTCTCGTCGTTGAACACCACCGACAGCACCCCCGACGCGTCCTGCTGATGCGCACCCACCGCGGTTCCCGTGACGGTGATGAGCACCGTCCGGTCGGCGTCGGTGTAGAACTGCTGACCCGCGATTCGCACCCGCCCAGCAGCCGGTGTGACGTCCGTGTCGACGTTGTCGTCTGCAGAGGGGAGCGCGTCGATCGACTGCGCCCGACGCCACTGCGGCGAAGACGCTGTCCCCGACGACCGGTACGCGAAGTCCACGTCGATGCAGTATGCCTCCGTCCCACGGAGGAACAGCAGGGGGCTCATCTCCATCAGCGCAGCCTTCGAGTCCACCTGAACAGACGGGCGGATCGACGGCAGCGGAGAGTACAGGGTCGACGCGGCGAGCGTCTGACCGGCGCCGCGGCTGAACTGGTGCAGGGTCAGGAACTCCTGCCCCGTCTCGAGGGGCACCTCAGCACCCTTCAGCACCACCAGTTTCACCGGCTGTGCAGCGTTCGACGGGGAGTACAGCAGGCCCACGTAGTACCGGGTCGGCGAAGATACCGCCGGCACCGACAGGGTCACGTCCGCGTCGATCTGATGACCGAACCCGTTCACCACCGCCCGCGCGTACCCGGTCGCCGACGACCGCTTGATCCGCACCGTGTCGTTCGTGTTCACCACGATCGCGTACGGGGAACCCCAGTCGTCGAGGATGCCGTTCCCAACAGCACCCACCGTCTGCGCCCACGCACCGTCCGTCAGCTTCTGATCGACGATCGGGAACGAGGTCTCCGTCATGATGGTCTCCTTCTAGATCGCCTGCAGCAGCCGGACGCTCTTCAGCGCCTTCGCCACACGTGTGTTCGTCTTCGTCGTCCACGCTGACGAGTCCCTGGACCCGACCACCGCGGACACGGTCTCCGTCGGAGAACCGTCCTGCGCCTGCACCGTCGTCGTCACCTCACGGACCAGGTTCGACAAGTCGAGACCGTCGATGAAGACACCGACCTTGTCGCCGACGAACCAGTCACGCCGGTACCGGACGTCCGGGGAGTCGGTGATCGTGAACGACACCGACACCGGGGAGTCCCCGTCCGACAGTGCATCGTCGCCTGCATCGGCGAGCTCCGCCGCGACGGTGGTCTGCCGCTGGTCGATGAGCTGTTCGACCTTCGCGCCCCACACCGCTTCAGCAGCGGTCGAGACACGCTCCGCGAACAGCCGCTGCTGGCCCTGACCGCCGCCCGCGACGATCGCGTCGGTGACGGTGGGGCGGGTCAGCGTGTACGACCAGTCCTCGCCGACGATCCCGCCGGTGAAGTCCCGCGTCGACCCGAACCTGACGTTCGCGGTGCGGTCGGTGATCGGCCGCACCGTGAACTGCAGGAACGGGGCGTCGTCCTCGCCCTGCAAGATGTCGACGTGCAGCTTCCCCGACTCCGCGATGTCCGCAACGGTTGAACCGAGCAGGTCGAGTCGGCCCTTGATGGACACGTTCCGCCCACGCCCCAACGTCGCCGGCAACCGCAGCCGGGGTACGCGCCGTTCCGCTCGAGCGGCGTCCCCGGCGTTGAACCGGACGTAGCTGAGGAGCACCGACTCGGCAGGGCCCGACCGGTTGTCGTACGCGGCCGGTTGCGACGTGATCGGTGACGACGGGTCGGGGAACAAGATCCGGTCGTTGAGGACGTCGAGGTCCGACACCCCCGACACCGTCGACACGGTCGCGCCGCGTTGGATGCTCGTGATCGGCCCCGACATGACCAGCTGGTCACCACGGGTGAGGAGCACCCCGTTCCCGGTCGTCAGCAGCCCCGTCAGGCCCTCGTTGCGTGCGGTGACGGACCAGGTACCGGGGTCGGTGCCTGTGACGTTGTGCCGCTCCACGACGGTCAGCGAGGACCAGAACTTCACGGGGTCGTAGGAGCGGCGGAGGTTCTTGTCCCGCGGCTGGATCATCCACTGCGGCATGCGACCTCCCAGATCAGAACGCTGCGAGCCAGCGCTCGAGCCATCGGACGGTCATCGACGTGTCCGCCCCAGCCGAACCGAGCTGCACGTTCACACTGTTCATCCCCGGCCGGAGCGGAGCGAACGTCGAAGTCGGGGAGATGTACGGCCACGCCACCTGCCCGCCGAGACGAGCAGACCGGCGCCGAGGATCCGTGATCAGCACCAATTCCTGGCCGTCAGCGACCGACGACGTCATCACCATGTTCGTCCCCGGGAAGCTGAGCTCCGCGATCGTCGCGGGACCATCGACGAAGACTTCCACCCACGCCGGCACATCACCCTGCACCGCCATCTGCATGCCGTTGCCGATCGTTACCGAAGCGGAAATCGACCGCGGCCACACGTTGTCATCAGTGGAGGAGAGGAACACTTCCCCGTCAGCGATGCCGTACGTGAACGACGTGTACTCCCGGGCGTGGAAGAACGGATCCACCGCGAGGAGCGTCAGCCCGAAGTTCTCGAACCGCGTCCCGCCGGCAGACCCGCCGTGTTCACCCGTCCACCCGTCCTTGTAGACGACGTCGAGGAGCCGTTCCCCGTTCAGGGAGGACACCCCGAGGCGGAAGGTGCCCGTGTCGCCCACGTTCACCAGGTCCCACATCGGGGCGATCAGCCCGCGGAGCTCGGTCAGCTTCCCCATGAACTCCGCGTGGGACGTGTCGGAGGCGAACTTCAACGGCAGGAACACTTCCCGCTCGTCGACGTTCACCTCCTGCAACGACGACCCCGGCATGCCGGGAGTCTTGATCGTCACCACGTCCAGCGGGGGCAACTGCAGACCAGTCGCCCCCGCCTTCAGGATCCGGTCCACGTCAACGTTCAACGGGACCACGAGGGAACCGTCCATCGACTCGAGCCAGATCCGGCGTGTGTCTTCCCGCACGATGACGGGTGGGGTGGTGGGGAAGTCGGGCCCGGTGGGGCCGTTCCCGTCGAGGGTGTCGACGAACTCGTCCGCCGGCCCACCACCATCGATGATGTCGGTGATGGTGAGCGACGGTGAGCCGCCGCTGATCAGTGTCGCCACAGAGTCCTCCGATCAGCGGCCACCGGCCATGACTTCCTTCTTGTGCACCCACGACTCGAACTCGCGGACAGCGCCACGATCCGGGTTGTGGAACACCGGTGCGTACGTGTTCCCGCCGCCACCGCTCTCGGTCGAGACGATCTCCCGCAGCGTCTGCATAGGCAGCGCCACCTCCGGGTCGCGGAGGTTGTTCTGCACCAGAGACAGCCCCTGCGGCAGCACACCGCCCTTGTCGTACAAGGTGGGCGTCAACCCGCCGACGATGCCGCCAGCTGCCATACCGCCAGCAGCCTTGCCGCCCTTGTACTCGAAGTGCCACGGCTCACGCTGCGCGAATGACAGGCCCGTCGGGTACCAGCCGAACCGGGGACCGTTCGCACGCATCCACGCCTGCGAGCCGCCACCAACGTCAGCAGCGAGCCCGTACCCGTGGACCGACGTGCCAGGCGTTGCCGCGAGGTTCCCGCGGCCAGCCCGGTACGCGGAGTACCGCATCTGCTGGTTCGCGAGATCCCGGTACCCCTCCGTCAACGACAGGCCACCACCGAACGCCCGCTGCATCGCCTCCCACGCGAGAGCAGCAGCCTTCCGGAGGTACCCGCCGATAGGGCCGACACCAGGACCGCCGGTGAACCCGGACACCTTCGACAGCGCCGACTTCGGCAGCTGTCCGTTCGCACCGGACCCGCCGAAGTTCCCGACGTCGCCAGCGCCGCCCATGTTCTTCAGGACGGAGACCGCGCCGGACAGGAGCTTGTTGCCCATGCCCGCTGCAGCGTCGACCATGCCGCCCGCGCCGGGGATGTTCCCGATCACGGACTTCACGAGCTTCCCGAGCGTCCCCATGGGGTCGGACACCACCTGCGATGCGGTTTCCGCAGCGTTCTTCGTCCAGTCCCACGCGGCACCGGCAGCGCCCTTGGTCCAGTTCCAGGCGGCTTTCGCACCGGACAGGAGCCCGTTGCCGTTGCCGCCATCCGAGCCGGAGCTCTTCTTGACGACGCCGCCCTTCGCGTACCCACCCTGCAGGAGGGACGCGAAGCCGACGCCTCGTCGCCCAGCCGCGTTCGCAGCGAGGAACGCGCTGCGGTCGGCCGAGGTGCGGAGGCCCTCGGAGACGAGGACGCCCTCACCTTGGCGCATGGGGCGCAGGTGGTCGTCGCCGTTGCGCATCCGCGATTGTCCGGGGATGATGCCGCCGCCGGCGAACCCCTTGGGGAGCGAGATCGGGTCGATCTTCTTCGTCCCGAAGAACCCGGCGACCTTGTTGAAGTTGCCGATGAGGGCCTTGTTGATGACCGTCTCGACGACGAACCGGATCGGCAGCTTCGCGGCAGTCTTGATGGCCTCCCACGCCTTGCCGATGCTGTTCTTCATCACGCCGAACGCAGCCGGGATCGTGACCTTCGCCACCGTTGCGAGCTTGTCGAACACCGGCTTGAGCCACGACCAGAGCGCACCGACCGCAACACGGATCCCGGTCATCGCCGGAGCGATGATCGAGCGGTTCAGCCAGGTGAACACCGGACCGAGCGTGCCGCGGATGTACGCGCTCGTGGCCGCGAAGATCACCCGCACTCGAGCCCACCAGGCTGACGTCACAGCGCTGATGGCTGCGAACGCGATCCGCACGATGCTGCTGACCCAGGTGAACGCGGCGCCGAGCGTGCCGCGGAGGAACACGACCGCGATGTTGAACACGGTGGAGGTCAAGCCCCACCACCAACGGACGCCTGCCACGATCGCCGCGAACGCGACCTTCGCGACCTGCGCCACGAAGTTGAACACCGGCGCGAGGGCGAACTTCACCATCGCGATGACGAGGTCGAAGATCGCGGAGATCGTGTTTCCGAACCAGCCCGCGACTGCAGCGATGCCGCGGAACACCGGCATGGTGACGTTCTGCCACCACCAGGTGAACACGGCTCCGACCGCGCGGACCACGGTCATGATGCCCGAGAAAACCGGCTTCAGGACCGTGTTCCACACCCACATCGCGGCCGTCCCGATCCCGGTCAGCGCCGGCACGAACACTGTCTTCCACAGCCACATGGCTGCTGCGCCGACTGCCTTCGCACCGACCTGGATTCCGGTCCAGACGGCGTCGACCGCAGTCTTGAACCAGCCGAGGTTCTTGTACGCCCAGATGACACCGGCGACCAGTGCTGCGAGGGCAGCGATGGCCGCGACGATCGCCACGACTACCAGGCCGATCGGGTTCGCGAGCAGTGCTGCGTTGTACGCCCACTGCGCTGCGGTGGCGATGGCGACGGCACCGCGCCACAGCCCGAAGACCGCGACTCCTGCCTTGCCTGCCAGCCCTTGGGCCTGCGTTGCTGCTGCAGCGCCGTACGAGGCGAGCGCGAACCCTTCCTGTGCGCGCTTGGCGATCAGGGTTGCCGCGGTGACGGCGCCGATGATCCCGGGGATTACCTGCATCGACCAATACGCGGCGACGAGGAATCCGACAGCACCAGCGACGAGGCCGACGACGATCTCGTGCTCCCGGAGGAACCCGGTGACCGCCAGCAGCGTGGGACCGATGAACCGGAGCACTGCAGCAGCCGCGCGGAACGCGAGGAGGAATGCCCCACCGATGATCGCGGCGACCGGGCCGATCGCGACCAGCAGGTTCTTGAACGACGGCACGAGGGCAGTCGTCACGAACGTCCGCACATCGTTCAACGCGTCGATGACGACCTGGCGTGCGGCAAGGATCGCTTTCACCTGAGGCGAGTCCGGGACGAAGTTGGTGGTCGCCGTCAGACCCAGCGACACCTTCCCGGTGAAGGCGAGCTTGCCGAGTCCGCCCATCAGGTCGAGGAAGTTCGTGACCTTGCTGCCGGCGCCGTCGAGGCCCTTCGCGGCACCGTTCGCGATGCCCTCGAGGGCAGGGGTGACGGTTTGGTAGATGCCGAGGGCGACGTCTTCAAGCTGCGACTGCAGCTTGTCCATCGCACCGCCGAGACCCTTCATCTTCGACTGCGCGACTGCAGCTGCGCCGCCTTGACGGGTCACCGCGCCGGCCATGCTGTCGAAGTTCGTGGCACCGGTCTTCGCGAGGGCGGCGACCGCGGCGAGCGGCTCACGGCCGAACGCGAGGACTGCCTGGGACGCGAAGTCCTCCTGCGTCATCACCTTGCGCGCTTCGGAAAGCTGCTCGATGACGGTGCGGAGACCGACGAAGCGGCCTTCCTGGTCGAAGACGGACAGGTTCAGCGAGTCGACGGCCTTCTGCGCCTGCTTCGACGGCCGCGCGAGGGACGCGAGCATGCCACGAAGGGCGGTACCTGCCGTGTCGCCCTTCAGACCGTTGTTCGCGAGGATGCCGATCGCCGACGCGGTGTCGGAGATGCTGATGCCGAGGGTGTTCGCGACGGGGCCGACGTACTTCATCGACAGGGCGATGTCGTCGACACCACCGGCGGCTGCGTTCGCGGTGTTCGCGAGGACGTCGGCGACCATCGCAGCGTCCTTCGCCGCGAGCCCGAACTGGTTGAGGGAGTTCGCCTGGATCTCCGCAGCACGCCCACCAGACACCTGCGCGGCAGCAGCGAGCTGGATCGTCCCGCGGGCCGCCTCCATCGCGTCAGCAGCCGACAGACCACCCTTGGCGAGCTCCAGCATGATCGCCGCAGCGTCCTTGCCCGACGTCGCGGGGAGGGTGAGGTCGGAACCCAGCTCGCGGGCCGTGTACCCGACCTGCATCATCTGCTTGTTCGTCAGGTTCGCGACGGCCTGCAGCTCGTTCATCGTCGCCGTGTACTCGTTGCCGAGCTTGATGACCTGCCCAGCACCGATGATCGCGCCGAACCCGGCAGCCATCCCCGCGAGCGGCTTCAGTGTTGCCAGAGCCGTGGCCGCGACGTTCTTCGCGCCAGCAGCAACCTTCCCCAACCCAGAGGACAGAGGAGCGCCGGCCGCGGCGAGCTTCGAGAACCTTCCCGTCATCAACGCGGACTGCTTCGACGCCTGACCCTGCGCCGCAGACAACTGCCCAGTGACCGTCTTCTGCTCGTTGAACGCAGCCTTCAGCTGATCCTCAACCGCGACGACCTTCATGCCGGCGAGCTGCTGCTTCCCACGCGCCGACGTGAGCTGCTGCTCCGCCTTCAACGCCTGCGACGACGACGCCGCATACTTCTTCCGCTGTTCAACGAGACGAGCCTCCGCCGCCTGCACACCGACAGCGGCAGCCTTCTCCTCCGAACGCGCCTTCGCGATCGCGACCTTCTCCGCCTGCACGACCTTCGCGGCACGCTTCGACGCGACCTCGAGCTCCTGCACGAGCGTCTTCGCCGCCGACGTGGAACCGCCAGCCGCGACACCAGCCGAGAACTGACGGCCAGCAGACAGGCCCGCAGCTTTCGCCGCGGTACCTGCCTGCTTCGACATCGTCGCCGCGAACTTCGACATCGAGGGGAGGACATCGAGCCATACAGCGGAACCGGCCACGAGGCACTCCAATGTCTAGTTGTTCGCGAACCAGCCGTCGGCGACTTCCTGCATCTCCACGAGCTGCCGCTCGTCGAGTTCCTGTTCCGCCGCGTCCCGCACGTCACGCCCATCAAGAGGAGACGGCAGGTAGTCGGGTTTCTTCGGCCGCTTCTCACCCGCGAGGAACGCCTCGATCAGCGCCAACTGGGCGCGCAGCACCGAGTTCGTGTCGCGGCTGATCCAGTCGCCGTCCGCCCAGTCGTTCTCCCGCACGGCACGGTGGAACGCCGAATCGGGGGGTAGAGCCTCGACCAGGCCACGCAGCTGCCATACCGAGATGCGGCCGCGGAGGAACTCACGCAGCACATCCCGGCCGCCGTACGTGGCCTGCAACGCTGCATCGCCGGAACGGAGGTGATCCCCGAACAGCTGCAGCATCGCCTCGGTGCGGACCTGCACAGCGACGGGGTGCGTCGCCGGCAGGTCCGCGATCTCGAGGTCGAACTCGTCGAGGTCTACCCCCGTCAGTTTCCCTGCGAGTCCTTCAGGTCCTGACCGACAGCGATCATGACGAGGTTGATGCCCTCATCGGTCCCGCCGGCAGCGATGAACCGTTCGTACTGCTCGTCGCCGAGGAGGATGCGGCCCTGCGCGGAGTCGTCCTCGTCGTCGGCGCCCTTCAGCGCCTTCTTGGTGTCGTTGTCGTAGAAGTACGGGTGGGGCAGGTAGAACGCCTCACCACCCTCTTCCACGAAGATCTCGATCGTGTCGCCACCGACGGACTCTTCGACCTTCCGCCGAGCGGCGGCGAGGGTGTACGACGTGCGACGGTTCTTGTCAGCCTTGCTGGTCATGCGGGTCTCCTAGTGAGCTTGGTGAGCTCGTGAGCAGGGGTAACAGGTGGCGGCGGCGCAGCTCACCAAACGACGCCGCCACCTGGTCTTGGGGGGAGGGGTCAGCCGCCGGAAACGACGACGCCGGTCGCGGCGGTCTGCGCCTCCGTGTACGACTTCCCGATCACCGGGTCGCGGTAGATCGTGAACGTCCGGTTCACTTCCTCGACGTCGGAGTTGTTGATCGCTCGGTCGTCCATGTCGGTGACCTTGATCCGGTACGCCGCCTCGACGCGGTACACAGCTCCGGCGCCGACGCCGTCCTGCGCGAGCGTGATCGCCCGGTAGTAGGCGTCACCGGAGTCGGGGTCCTCGTCGAAGATCCACGCCGCGTTCTTGTCCGACGGCCACTCCGACACGGGCTTGCCGTAGGCCAGCGCCTTGGTCCACCCGTTCGTCTCACCGAACGCCACCTGGAAGGTGTGCGACTTCGACGTGTTGTCGGACCGGACCGGCTCGAGGTCCTGCAGCATGTTCGTCTCGTCGACCGACAGGTCGTACGAGTGCGAGATGCCGTCGGTCGTGATGAACCCCATGTTCTTGTACCCGGTGGGGAGCGCGATCGGCTTCCCATCGGTACCGAAGAACGCCTCGGGGACGTCGGCGGAGTAGTCCGCGATGGCGAGGATGACCCTGCGCCACTTGTGGATGTTGCGGTTGTCGTTGACCATCTGGTCGACCACGTCAGGCATGCGTTCTCCTTGAACGACAAAGCCGCCCGACGTGCGGACGGCTGAATGGATGATGAGTGTTGGTGAGCGGCCTATTGGGGGCGCGCGTCGAGCTCGTACGTGCCGACAGCACGACGCAGCGCCGTGTTCGAGTACGCGACGTTCCCGAACGAGTCGGACTCGCGGACCTGGTCGAACAGGTTGCAGAGGACCATCGCGACTTCGACTTTCTGCACGAGGTCCCACACGGCGCCGCGGGTCTTCGCGAACACCGTCAGGTCGACGTGGAACGTCTTCTCGTAGTCGCGGCCGAACCCGCCAGGGATCCGCTCCACGACGATGCACGGCGCCACGGTCTCGAGGTTCGACGGGGTCTCCGTGTACGTCGCAGCGCCCGTCTCCTGCTTCAAGTAGGCGAGGAGCACACGCTCCACGTTGGGCCACACCCCGTACACGTTCATGCGCCCATCGCTCTCCGCAGGATCGCCTGCTTCGACACACCCACGTCGCCGTGCTCCACCTGCGTCGCATCAGCAGACGTCGCGATCACACGAGCGAACGGACGCTTGTACCCGCCATTCGCCTTCGTGCCAGGACGAGTGCCCTCCTCCACACGGAGAGAGTCACCGAACTGCTTCGCACCAGCCGAGTACGCCAGCCGTTGAGCGCGCGGCAGTATCCGGTCCGCCTTGTCGCGCATCGCCTTCCGCACCGCAGGGTTCCGGACCGCCTGATCGATGATCCCCCGGCCGATGACGACCTTCGGCATCAGCTGGGTGCCGCGTACTCGAAGTCCGCGATGACCGCCAGCTTCTCCGGCTTCGTCTTCGCCCCCGTGAGGTCGATGTCGCGCTTGTCAGCCCACGCGTCGATCTCCGCGACCGTCCACGCCTCCGACGGAACCGTCTCCACCACCGGAGTGTGCTTCGGCTCCACCAACCCCAGACGCACCGCGTCCTCGAGCCGGTACTCGTTGCCGTTCACGCTGATCTTGTCCGACATCCGTCAGCCCTTCGTCTCGGTGATCACGAACTCCGTGTGCGGGAGCACACCGAAGTAGGTCTGTGGTTTTCCGTCGACCTCGTAGGTGTTGTCACGCCAGACGACGGTGTCGGCGGCATGCACCCAGTCCTGCGGGTCTTCGGTGGACACCAGCCACCGTCCGGTGACGATGTCGTTCTGCCCGACGGACTCTTTCGTGCCGGTCGGATCGACCGTGCAGCGTTCGATGTCCTGCTCGAGCGTGGTCTTCGTGGGGACGCCGTCTTCGTCGGGTTCACCCTCAGTGGTCCGGATGATCGTCACGGTCTCGGAATGCATCAGCGCTCCCAACCCGACAGGTACGGGAACGCCCGGTTCACCTGCGACCGTGGGGAACTGAAGCGGGGGAGCGCCGTGATCGGCTTCGCCCCGTTCGCGCCGCCCTCGAACACGCGGACCATCCACGGCAGGAACTCGAGGAACTGCGTCCCCGACGCGTCCGAGAACGTGATCGACCGGGACTCAGAACCTGAGGTCTCCTGGTACGACTTCGCGTTCAACGGGATCGCGACACCGGGAGCGAGTATCGGGAGGACCGTCCACACGATCACGTCCGTGACGTCGTCCGCGCTGAGCGTCCCAGCGGCGAGGCGGGCCTCCACGTCGGGCCACTCGCGGCGGATCGCACGCGACACGGTCTCGATGAGACCTTCAGCGCGTGTCTGTTCTGCGGTGGTGAGGGGCCGCCACACGGCGGCGATGTCACTGGGCTGAGCCCATGCGGTCTCGTCAGCCATGCGCGGCCCCTCTCCCGTCAGGACGCCGTCTGCTTGGCCGCGAGGATCGCGGTCAGCTTGTCGGCCTTGTTCGTCTTGCCCTTGATGTCGATGCCCTCACGTGCGGCGTAGCCGTCGAGTTCGGCGCCCTTCCACTGGTCGGTCGGGTCGCCGTCCGGGATGACAACCTCAGTGGTCGTCTCCTCGTCCTTGACCTTCGCGATCAGGCCACGCTTCTCGAGGCTCTTCAGGAGCTCGTCGGCGATGCCCTCGGGGACCGTCTGCCCCTCGCGGAGGATCGATGCGACGCGGTTGCCGTCGGCGGCACCGATCGACACCTTCACGAACGGCTTGTTGGCGATGTAGCCCATGCTCAGGCCCCCGTTCCGGTGAGGTGGATGCCGGCCAGCGGGTTGGTGACCAGCGGGACGTGCGCGTTGCGGGCCTGCAGGCGGGTCTTGTCCGCCTTCGGCTCACGGATCGAGGTGATCTCGACGCCGGTGTCGCCGCCAACCTGGCGGTACTCCGGCGACGGGATGTTCTCGCGTGCGATGCCACCGAGGCGGCGACGGTCGAGGAACAGCGGGTCCTCGAATGCGTCGTCGTCGGACGAGATCCACGTGAGGCCGGCGATCGTCGGGAACGAAGAACCGAGCGCAGTGGTGTCGTTGTCCGGGAGGACGTCGAGGAGTTCGGGGATGACCTCCGCGTACTGCTCGCCGTTGAGGACGACGGTGTCGAGGGAGTAGCCGAGCTTCAGCTTCCGGACGAGCGCCTGCATGCGGTACGCGTCCTTCAGGATCTGCTTCCCGTTGGTCCACGCAGCACCCGCGCCGGCGGTCTGCGTGACCGACGACTCGATGACACCCGCCGCGAGGTCGTTCGAGTTGAAGACGAGCTCCGTCTGCAGGAACGTGAACGCCTCGTCGACGGGCTGGCGGAGGCTGCGGCCGATCTCCTCGTCCGTGACCTCCGTCGCGATGCCCTCCTTCGACGCGGTGTACACCTCGTACTGCTCGTTGGAGAGCGGCGTGAGCTTGTACTCGGCGCCGGGGGCGACGGTGTCAGCGCGACGGTCAGTGCGGATCTTCTCGTTCGTCGGGACAGCGATCGCGCCGCCCTGGATCGTGTACCGCCCCGAGAGGAGGAACAGGCCCAGGAACTGCTGCGCGGTGAGGATCTCACCGAGACGACGACCGACGAGCGTCGGGGACTTGATGAACGCCAGGAGGTCCGTGGCGGATGCCGCGGCCAGCTGGCTCGGGGTAAAGGGGTAGGTCTTCATCTGAGGGGTCCTTCCTAGACCTGGAGCACCTGGACGGGGGCACCGTCAGCAGCGGACGTGAGGGCGACGCCGACGGCGGTGCCAGATGCCAGGGTGCGGACGCCCCCAGCGGCGATCTCGAGACGGGTACCGCGGGTGACCGCGCCGACTGCCTTGAGCTCGTGGATGACCTTGGCCACCTCGACGGTGACCTTGTCGCCGACGGCTGCGTCGTGGCCGGCGACACCGACGTACTTCGCGGAAGCGGCTGCCGCAGGTGCGACGGAACGGTCGGCGGTGCCGACCTCGACGGGGGTGCCACCGGTCACGGCGGTCGTCACGTCGAAGGTGACGGTGTCACCCGGACGGTGGATCGGGAGGTACTGGGCCATGATCAGGACTCCTTCGAGGGGTAGATCTTCGAGAAGACGACGTCCTCGTCGGACGACTCGTCGACGCCGCCCGTGACGCCGAGTGCGGCGGTGGGGACGACGAGACCGGCAGCGAGGCTGTCGAGGAGCGCCGAAGCACCCTCCTCGTCGGCCTTCAGCGCGTCACGCCAGTGGTCAGCACGAGCCGGGGCGATCTTGCCCTCCTCGAGGGCGTTCTGGACCTTCTGCTCACGACGGGTCGCGATCTGCTCATCGCGGGCCTCACGGCCGGCGACAGCATCGGCGCGGAGCTCTTCGAGGACGCTGTTCTCCACGAGGGTGGTGCCTTCCGGGATCGGTGCGGGGGTGGGTTCGGCCGACTCGGTGAGCGCCTCGTCGAGGGCAGCGAGGAGCTGCTCCACCGACGCGGAGGCGTCGGTCACGCCGAGCCGCTCACGCATTCCAGCCTTCAGGGCGTCGTTGTTCACGGCGTCCTCCTTTCGGTTGGGGTGACCCGGCTCGGACGAGCTCGGGAGCTTCTGGCGCGCGGTCGCCCGCGCGTTGACTCGGACGATCAGCGACGCCGCAGCGTCCTCCGCGTCCTCGTCGGGGATGACGATGACCTCGTCGGCCTCGCCGACGGTCTCCGTCTCACCGGCGTCCGGAACCACCGCGATGCGGTCCGCGAGACCGAGCTCGACAGCGTCTGCAGCGTTCAGCCACGTGTCGTCAGCCAGCAGCGACGTCCAGTCCTGCTCGCCAGCCTTCGCCGTGTAGATCTCGACCAGCGACGACTCGATCGTGTCGAGCACGTCCGCCTGCTTCCGCAGGTCGACCGCGTTCCCGATCGCGAAGATCCACGGGGAGTGGATCATCATCTGCGTTCCGGGCGACATGACCGTGTCGTCGGCGCCGGCTGCGATGACCGAAGCTGCCGAAGCTGCGAGCCCGTCCACGACGGCCGTCACGGAAGCCTTGTGGGCGCGGAGCATGTTGAGGATGGAGACACCCTCGAACACCTCACCGCCGGGAGAGTTGATGCGGAGGATGATCCGCGACACCGACTCGGGGAGGGCGTCGAGCACCTGACCCATGTCCTTCGTCGAGATGCCCCAGAAGCCACCCCACGAATCGATCGGTCCGTACATGCGGATCGTGGCGACTGATCCGTCACCCGTGGGTGCCGGCGTCGTGACCGCGTTGAAGAACTCCGTCTTCGCCTTCGGCATCGGGGCGCTACCCCAGTACCTGTTCGACTGACGCTCGTTGGCGTTCATGCAGCCTCCTCAGGCGCGTTCGTCGTCGTCGGAACCTGCCGGCGAGTGGTCGGATCGATCGGGGGCAGGTTGTACGTCGTCCGCAGGTACTCCTCGAGCGGCTCGTCCATGACGAGCGCACCGACCTGCACCAGCTGGTAGATCGCCTGAGCCGTAACCGGATGCTTCGACCCGATCTCGTCGAACACGAGCCGAGGAGCCTGCACGTCGGTGCCGTAGTTCAGGTCAACGATGTCCTCGATGACGTGCTGCGTCGTCGTGTTCGCGATGTCCAACGCCACGGTCTGCAGCGACAGCGTGAAGAAGTCCTGGAACGTGTCACCGAGCGCATACGAGCCCGTCGACTGGTCCCCGCCGAGGCTGAGGAAGTTCGCGAGGACCGCTTTCCCGATCTGCTCGTCGTAGTACTTGATCGGCACCGTTGCGTCCGGCAGGGTGCCTTCCACTCCAAGGAGCTTCAGGTCAGCACCGTTCGGAAGGGAAGCACCCGAGTTCTCACCCGCGCGCATTCCAGAGGCGATCTCCTGCCCCTGGTCGATCTGCGCCTGCTCACGTGACGTGCGATCGTCGCCCTGCACTGAGTCGTCGACCGCCGCCGACTTGTACACGGGGAACCCCATGCCGTTCCGGTCGATCGACTGCGCCTGCACCCGGAGGAGGAGATCCTTCAGCAGCCAGAACTTGTACGCCGGCCGCAGCAGCGACTGGCCGAGCCAGTTGCCGCCCTCACGGTCGTTCACGTACGCGACGAGACGGTCCGTCGGGATCTTGATGTCCGCGCTTCCGCCCGAGACACCACCCTGATGGATCGCGACGAGCCCACCGTCCGCGGCGACGTCGACCTTCGTGATCGTCCGCGGTGGACGCCACCCCAACTTCGACAGGTGCGCCTGCCCATCGCGGACGTCGTACACCTGCTCGAAGAACGAGTGTCCGAACACCTGCGACGTCAACGCGAGCCGGAGGTGCTGGTTCCAGTCGAACCGGTTCCGCATCCGCGTGATCGTCCGCTTCGGCTGACCCTGCACCGGCAGACCCAGGTCGTTCGCAACGTGCTCGACGACTTTCTCATCGGCGCCGTTCGGGTCGATGCGCCACTGTGTCCGCCGGATCGGCAGCTGCACCGCGCGGAGCACCTGGATGACCTGCGCATCCTGCCGGCGCATCTTGTCGTACGTGCCGATGTTCGCCGGCCACTGCAGCTCCGGCGTCTCCTCGTTCACGTCGAGCGCGTTCCACCAGCCCGCACCGAAACCGCTGGCCTCGTTCTGGTACCCCTTCTCGCCCTTCGGCACAGGTCCCATCTCGGCCATGTGTGTTCCCTTCGTCAGAACCCGACGCTGCGGATGTGGCTGGTGAGCGTCCCAGAGCCGGGTACGTAATCAGCGGAACGGACCGCTTTCGGAGGAGGAGGAGCAGGAGCAGGCTCAGCGGACCGCTTTCTCGCGAGCCACAACGCGCCGCACATCGCGACGAGCGGGGCAGCGTCAGCAGGGGACGAGTCCCGATCGATGACGAACCCACCAGTCAGCTGCTTCGTAGCTGCTGTGCCAGCAGCTACGTCGAGCTGCGGCTGCATGTTGTGCCGAACCGAACCGTCCGAAACGGCGTCGTACAGCAGCTGGTGTGCGATCAGGAGATCAGCACCCAACCACGGCACCGTCTCGATGCGGAACGGATCCGTAGGAGCCTCGTACGCCTCGAGCAGCGCCGCCATGAACGACGACACCGGAGCGCCACGCGTCTGCCCCGTGATGCGCCGCACACGGCCCGCGCACCGCTCATCGGAAGTCAGGAAGTCCTTGATCCAGTCGTTGCCCGACCGGTACGCGATCAGCTCCGCCTGGTCCTTGCCGTCTTGACGCTTCCCGACCGCGATGATCGAGTACATCGACCGGTCCGAGGACTGATCGATGCACACGTCGAACGGGCCAACGATCTTGTCGTCGTCGAGGAGGTACTTCGACCCATCAGGACGTTCACCCGGCACGTTGCGGCCGAGCTCCCACGACCCCGCCGGGAACGGACCCGCGAGTGCCGTGTCCGGCCACTGGCAGAGAACCTCAGTGCGGAACACCCACTCGGGGTCGTTCTGCGAATCCTCGATCAGCTTCCGGATCCGGATGCGGTGACCCAGAGCGGGGTTCGCCTGCGCCCAACCGACACGGTCCGTGACCGGCAGGTTCGGAGTCGCCGACCACTCAGCGAGGAACACCGACGCACTGTCCGGTGTGAGCTCATCCGGGTCGTCGAACTCGTCCTCGCCGTCAGTGTCGAGAACCGTCGGCGCCGAGTCGGGCATGTAGTCGTCGAGGCCGATGCCGTCCGGGTCACCGAGGGCCGCGTGCGCCTTCAACCGGAAGTGCCGAAGCACCACCGACGAGATGTCACCCGCGTTCGACAACCCCAGGACCAGAAGATCCTTCTGCGCCTGCGTCGTCTTCGTGAGCGCACCCCAGGCTTCCCAGTTGCGCTGCTCACGGAGCTCGTCGAGGAGGATCAGGTTCCCCGACAGGCCACGACCCGCGGACCGGGACGCAGCCTTCACCAGGTACTCGAGCCGGCCGCGCAACCGCAGCGACTTCGACCCGTTCACCCGGACGACCTTGTCGATGAGCTCCGACAGATCCCCGTCGTCCTCCATCAGCGCGACCGCGCCGTCCCACACCTTCTCCGCAGTCGCCAAGTCCTGCGCCGTGCCCAGGACCAGCGGCCACTTCTGCACGAGCATGAACCAGAGCGCCAACACCTGCGACAGGGTCGACTTCCCCGACTGGCGGGCGATGAGCACGAACGCCGTCTGGAACCGCAGCGACCCATCCGACCGCAGCTCCAGCAGATGAATGACCAACCAGCGCTGGAACGGCATCAGCTCGATCTCGAGCACATTGCGAGCGAACTCGATCACCGAGAAGCCCCACGACGTCTCCGGCGTCAGCTCCCGCAGCGGCGGAGTGAAGATCCGCGGCACCGGCTCGCCGAACCGCATCCGCGGATCCAGCTTCTCGACACCCTCGAACACCCACTCCGACTCGATCGAGTCGTCAGGTCGCTTGAAGTCCGGTCCGTAACGCACCGACCACCTCCGAGCTCTACGCCGACTTCCCGCCCTGCAGCGCAGTGAGCGTCGCCATCTTCGAAGACGCCTTCGGGGCAGCCGCAGCAGCACCCTTCGTCAACGCCGCACGACCAGCCGGCGTCAACCCGAGCTGATCGCAGCCCTTCAGGTACGCGCTGATCGACACGTTGTCATTGGCCGGGACCTTCGGACGCGACTCGTCTTCCGACGCGTCCTCGAACGCCCAGTCGACGATCACGTCCCACGCGTCGATCTTCCGAGCGAGAGCCAGCAGGGCAGCCTTCGCACCCGCATCAGCCGCAGTCAGGTGCGTGGCCGCCTTGAACGCTGCTTCCGTCGCCTCGACGAGGTTCACAGTCGCCATCAGCAGCCCTCCCTCTCATCAGCGCGACCCCCTCCCAGAACTTCGGGGGGAGAGGACACCACCGGCGGCGTCGTCCTGGCGGTTTTCAGACATGGATTTTCTGGTACCCCTGGGGGTCAGACCGGCCCTGGGTGAGTACCCGCAGCCGTTCCTGCCCGGTCATGGCGTTCCACTGCTCGATCCGTGCTCGTTGGTGAGCGAGGCGAGCACGTCGGTTGTCGTCAGTGACACCGTGTGCGTCGTCCCATGCCCTTGCGCGGTCCATGAGGTCAGAGAGAGCGCTCATGGGTGCCCTCCGTCAGATGCTGGTGAGTCCGAGTCCGGTCATGCCGACACCGTCGGCGCCGGCTGCGTAGTTGCATGAGGCGTGGCAGGGCAGCCAGTTCTTCGGCTCCCACGTCAGTTGGGGGAAGTCACGCCTGCTCTTCACGTGCTGGACGGTGAGGCTGTCGCCCTTACCGCGGCTGGTGTAGTCGAGGGGCATGTGGCACTCGCAGCAGGGCGTGCCTCGCTGCCGGTCGGTGGCCTTCGGACCACCCGGTCGGTGGTCGGTGCGTACCTGCTCGAGGGCGGCTTGTGCGCGGCGCCCTGACCAGGCTGGGACGGTGAGGCCGTTGTCTTTCACCATCGGTCCTCCAACGCTTCGTACACCTCGTTGACGGCCTGTGTCAGCGCTTGTGATGGCTGCGGTGTCAACGGTTCGGGCCATCGGTTGCTGCGCACGCGGTGGCTGCTGATGTCGTCTTCGAGCATCATGTACCCCGTTTCGGAGCCGTTCTGGGTCTCAGCCCGTGCTGAGCGAGCCTTTCGTACCCCGTTAGAGCTTCAGTGCGACAACGGTCACGAGGACGGTCAGCGACAGGGTGACTGCGGCTTTCGCTCGGAGGGTGACTGTGACGCCGTCTTTGGTCTGGTTCTTGAACCCGGCAGGTGTGAACGCGTCACTGCTAAGAACTGCCAGGGGCGTGTACGTCCCATCAGGGGCTGCAGCGTCGAACACGACGGGCACGTCGACTGTGGCGCCGGCTCCGAGCGACACGACGGTCTGCGACTTCCGTCCGGAAGTGACGGCCGTCATGTGGTTCTCGAGGGCTGCGACTCGTGCTGCGAGGGCCGTGTCAGCGGCTGCGCGTGCTGCCTGTTCCGCGGTGTCGGCTGCCTTGCGTGCGTCGGCTTCTGCCTTGTCTGCTGCGGCGGCGAGTGCAGCGTTGGCGGTGTCAGCGTCGGCTCGGGCACGTGCCTCTGCAGCGTCCGCGTCCGCGCGTGCTTTCGCCTCCGCGGCGTCAGCTGCTGCGCGGATGGTCGCTTCGTTGGCGAGGGCCTGCTCAGCGGCGGCGATGCGTGCCGCGAGCTCGACATCTTCCGCTGCGAGCTGCGACGTTGCCGTGGTGAGTGTCTGCCCAAGCTGGGTGACGTCGGCCGTCAACGTGCTGATCTGCTGCTGCGCGTCCACGATCTGGGACTGCGCAGCAGCGATGTCGGTCTTCGCGGCGTTCAGCTGCGCCTTGGTGGTGGCGTCAGCGGACGTGTTCGCGGCGAGAGCGGTGGTTACGGTGCCCAGGTTGGTGGACACGGCGGCGAGAGCGTCGGCCTGTACCTGCTGGGTGGCGTTCGTCTGGGCGAGGGCGCCGAGGACTTGCGCGACGAGTGCGGACAGGTCAGTGAACCTGGGGTCTCGGGCGAGGACCATGCTGCGGGCGTTGTTCGCTCGGTCCATCGCCTTGACGGCGAGTTCGTCGTTGCCGCGGGTCTTCATGCCGTTCTCCCTGATCGCGGGTTCTGCTGCTTCGGTGGTGAGCCGTAGCTGTCCGTCAGTCGACTTCGATGCCGAGGTCGCGGAGTGTGGCGATGACTTCATCGCCGTACATGCGGAGGCCGCGTGCTTCCCAGGCGTTGGCGACTTGCTCTTCGCTGAGGTGCACGTCCGCGTGGGCCGTGTTCTGCGCAATGAGGGTCAGCTGCTGTTCGATGCCGGCGAGCAGGTTGAGCTTCGCGGCCCGGTACTCGCCGAGGCTGAGGTCACCCGCGGTCACAGCTGGCCGCTCTCCATCATGCAGATGGCCCAGAATCCGATCAGCAGACCGCTGAGGATGCAGAAGGTCAGGCCGAGCAGGAAGTACTGCCACTTCTCCTTGGCGCTCATGCTTTCACCGGTTCCGGGTCGCCGTACGTGGTGGTCTTGACGACCGTGGCGAGGGTCACGTCGGGTTCGAGCATCGCGTCGCGCATCGACTGCTCGATGCGGATGAGGTCGGCGGCGGCGTTCTGCCGGATCTCGTAGTACGAGCTGATGGCCTGCTTGCCGCGTGCGACGCAGTAGACGGTCTCCTTGATGGGCTCAGGCATGTCGCCTCCTACGGTGCTGGGCGGAGCCGGTCCGCGGGTTCGTAGATCGTGCGGGTGCCGTCGAGGGATTCGAGTTGCCGCGTCTGGCTGCGCACACCGACGACAGCCCAGACCTGTTCTCGGTAGATGGCGGTGGATCCGATCGGGAAACGCATGTCGCCTCCATGTGTGCCATGTACTTCAAGTGGTCGACCGCTCACGGCTGAGTTCCGCGCGCCACAGCGGGTTACTCAGGGTCACGGTCTTGAAGGGTCCTCGTGACTCGACGCAGCGCGATGGCGATCATTGATCTGCGGGTGACGAGGAAGTGTGGGAGCACGACGAGTGGGCCGTCACGTGGCTGATGCGACTTGCTCAGCCGCTGACACGTACCCGGCCCACTCGAAGGCGGTGCATGTTGTTGTCGCGGACTGCTCGCCGCGGGTGGACTACCACCATCGTCGGAGCCAACCCGAAGTGGCTCCGACAGCCCCGAGGCCCGTCTCGGGGGCGTTCTGGAATCCGATAGCGTGCAAACGTGAAGATCTTTATCAGTTGGTCCGGCGACCGCGAGCGCGCGGTGGCGGAGGCGCTCCAAGCAGCAATCCCAAAGCTCTGCGTCGCGGACGTCAGCATCTTTGTGTCGAGTCAATCGATCTCGAAGGGAGCTAACGGAGTTGCCGTCATCGAGGCGAACCTCGATGAGTCGGCCTTCGGGATCGTCCTTGTGTCACGCGAGAATCAGTTCGCGCCGTGGCTCAACTACGAGGGGGGATGGCTCGCAAGCACGCTCTCACGACCGGTCGCGACAATCTGCCTCAATCTCCGACCTGGAGACATCACCTCCCCACTGGCGCCGCGGCAGGCCACGCAGTTCGAGAATCCGGCAGACATGGCGACACTGCTGCGTCAAGTCGTCGACCTAGCTAACCCGATGATGAACGACCAAGCCTTCGAGACATTGCTCGCACCCGTCTGGCCTCAGATCCGAGATTCGTGGAGCGACGGCGGCGGCGGGAGTGAACCGCCCGCTCGTGATAGCAACGAGATGCTGGCCGAGATCGTCGAGCGGGTCCGCAGAATCGAGGAGCGCGAGCTGCCCAGTCGGGGAGTGAACCTCCACAAGTCGGACGGACCAAGGCCCAAGGGTGCCAATCTCCGATTCGAGCGCATCGTAAAGAGTGTCCTCGACGAGCAGACAGATGGCTCCATCGCGCTCCTGAGCGCGACGCTGAACGATTCGTTAGCGAGGGTAGTGCTCCTGGTTCCGCCCATCGGCGCGACTGGCTCCCTCGAAGAAGTCGAGCGAGCTCTGCTCGGTATCCTTCCCCCCAGCGTCAGACTGTCGATTGAACCCATCGTCGCGAACGCTGGTCACTTTGAGCCTAGGGAGGAGCCGAGTCTGGACAGAGATGTTTGACCATCTCCGCGCACAAGCCAGATGACCCAGATGGCCGCTCGACTTCTAGACTGCGAAACAGCAATGCCCGCCATCTCGGGCGGGCATGCGGTGTTACGGACATCTTAACCCAGAGATGAACACCCGCTGCTATTTTGACTTCGGAGTGTCGTTGACACACTGACGGAGGCGCCCCGGTGGCCGATAGGCGGTCTCGTGGGGAACCTAACTTGGCCGGTCATCGTCTCGCTAATCGGCCTCCTGCTGCCCGTCGGGTCTGCGCTCGTGAAGGATTTGGGCGAGAGATCGTCTCTTCGGCAGCTCGAGCGCCTCGCCCCGATCGTGGCCGCAGCGAAAGCGGACTCCGACACGTCCACAGTGGTGGCCGCGCTCCGCGCACTACAGAACGAGCACATCGCTGAGCTGTCGCGTCAGCTTGGCTTCAGGGAGAAACGCCGGGGAGTGACGGTCGCGGTCGTATACCTCGCCCTCGCCTTCGCCGGTGTCGTGGCGAGCGGGATTGCAGTCAACGAAGTCATTGCAAATGCTGACCTCGTCGGAGGGTTCTGGCAGTACTTCTGCTGGGGGCTCGTCGGGTTCAACGCCCTGGGCGTCGCTATCGCCGTCAGGGCGGTGATCCTCGCTCTCCGCGTGGACGCGTCGTCCACCACTGCTTAGCCCCGGCCAAACCGAGTCCTGACCTTCGGAGAGACGAACTGCCGCGCCCCTAGTGGGAGCGCGGCAGCCTTCATCCGCTCTAGGACGCGAGGCGCCCGTTCCGAGGGTTCTGGTCTCGCATTCGCTTGCCTCGCCAGATCTCCCGCAGCTGATCCGCGTTCACCCACACCGCGCCGTCGGCCGTGTGGGTTTTCAACCCGTCCTGCTGGATGTACCGGTTCAGGGTCTGCGGGGTGATCCGCATCTCCCGGGCTGCCTGCTTCTTCGTCCACCACGTGGTCGGTTCCGCGACTTCCTCGGAACGCATGTCGCGCAGGAGCTCGGCGAGGTTCCGCTCCTTCAGAAGCGCAGCGGTGTCACCTTCGAAGCCGCAGTAGGAGCACACGACGATGAAGTCCTGCAGATGCTCCGAGCGCCACTCGACGCCCAATGACGGGTCCCCGCAGACGGGGCATGGGCGGGGGAACACCGGTCGAGGGCCACGCCCGTCGCGGGGGAACTTCTTCCGCAGGTCCCACACGATCGCGGCGACGTCGTCGAAGTAGGCGCCGGCCTGCTGGTGTCGCTCGATCTTGTCCTGATGCAGCAGAAGCCACATGGTCGAGTTCCGCACCAGCACGGCAGCACCCTCCGGGGTGACGCCGGCGCGGAAGCCCTGTACCTCTCGGTTGTTCGACCACGCGTAGGTCGCTGTGACTGGGGGAGCGATGTGCAGGGTCTCGGACCAGTAGGCGACCCAGTTGAGCAGTTGCGCGTAGGCAGCGTCGGACTCGTCGACGGCGTCCACTCGGAGGGGCGCCGGTGCTTCCTTCGAGGCAGGGCGGGGGAGACCGTCCGAGCGCTGAGCTCCCGCCGGGGCGATGAGTGTCCGGACGTAGGCGACCAGCCCAGGGGCCTCACCGAGGCGGTGCCGTGCTCGAGCTGCTGCGAGTGACAGGAGAACGTTGGGGTCGACGTCGGCTGCTTCCTGAGCCTGCTGAATGACGGTCATGCTGCTGCTCCTTGCATAGGGCGTGTGGTCGGGTCTGTGACGCGAGAGTGGGTGCCGTCCCAATCGAGGGTGACGTGGCCGGTTTCGCCATGCCGGTTCTTCGCGACGTCGAAGGTGATGTGGAAGTTGTCGAGCTGCTTCGTCTGCGCGTCCCGCTCTCGGTGCAGAAGGACCACCAGATCGGCGTCTTGCTCGATCGCGCCGGACTCGCGCAAGTCGGAGAGTTTCGGTTCACCGGACAGCGAGGCTTCGCTGTTGCGGTTCAGCTGGGACAGGGCGATGACGGGGACGTGGAGGTCTCGCGCGAGCACCTTCAGACCCCGGGAGAACGCTGCGACCACTTCGTGCCTTGGGCTGCCTGACGTGCCTTCCATCAGCTGCAGGTAGTCGACGACGATGCCGGACAGTCCGCCATCGTGTTGCACCTGGCGTGCGTGCTGACGGATCTCGGCCAATCCGGCTGAGGAGCGGTCGTCGATCGCGACGTGCGGTGACACCCGCTTCACGTTCGTCCGGATGGTCTGGACGTCCCGGTCGGTGACGCGGCCGTTCTTCATCCGGTACAGCGTGATGTCGCTGTTCGCGGCGATGAACCGTTGGTGGAGCTCGTAGCGGCCCATCTCGAGCGAACTGAACGCGACACCACCCTGTTGCGCAAGTGTCTGCGCGAGGTTCTGCGCGACCACGGTCTTACCAACGCCAGGTCGGGCACCGAAGACGTACAGCGCGCCGGGTCGGAGCCCACCGATCATCTCGTTGAGCTTCGGCCAGGGTGTGGGGACGAACTGCTGCTGCTCGGTCATGTACTGCACCGTCTCCTCGACGATGTCCGCGAGGTACGTGACCTTGGAGACAGCGGACCCCATGGCCGCGTCAAGAAAGTTGTAGGCAAGCTCCCGTAGCTCCGCTTCCGTTGACTCTGTGGCGCCACCAAGCTGCTGCAGGCGGCTGCCAACGACGGCGAGACGGCGCCGGAGAGCCGCAGTTGCGACCGTCTCGGCGTGAGCTGTCACCACTGCATGGGACCAGCCTGCTTCGTACGCACGGTCAATGAAGAGAGGATCCATCTTCGGCAGCACGCTCATCGTGATGTGATCGACCGGTTCGCCACGATCGTGGCGCTCTCGCATCAGGTCGAAGAACGCGCCGTTGCGGGCGTCCTCGAAGTCGCGGCCTGTGAGTGCGATGCGGTCGAGTGCCTTGCCGTCGGTGTGCATGACTGCTCCGATGACGGCCAGTTCCGCGTAGGGGATGTCGTTATCGATCATTCGGGTGCCCGGTATTCCTCTCGGCCCGCGTAGGCGGGCTGGCGGTTCTGTTGCGGCTGCTCGGCTCGTTGCGCGCTGAGCCGCAGCTGGTCGTACTTCTCCCGGAGCTTCGCCATCGACAGGATGTTGGAGCGCCAGAAGGAGTCGGTCGTGGCCCAGTCGATGGCCTTCTTGACCTGCTCGACGGTGCGCTCGTCGTTGTCGAGCAGCCGGCGAGCCGCGTCGAGGTTCTTCTTCGTCCGCGACGGCTTCTTCGCGTCGTTCCGCTCGATCGCTGCGTCGAGGTAGTCGAGGATCTCCCTGACGTCGTCACGGATCGTCGCTCCTGCGACGTCCGACGTAGAGAGAGTGTCTTGACTAAGAGGAAGATTCCGCGAATTCGCGGGGTCCTGTCCGCGATTCCGCGGTGTCTTGTCCGCGATTTCGCGGTCTCCATTCCGCGAATTCGCGGACTCGACTCCGCGCAGGTCGAGCACTGGGCGCCAGGACTTCGTTCGGTCGTAGTTGCCGCCGAGTCGGTGCTCTGTCGCATCGACGTAGCCACCGTTCCGAAGCGCGCGCAGAGCCCGGTCCACCTGGTCGACGGACAGGCCGACCTCTGCGCTGATCTGCGTGCTCGAGGCCGGCCACCACGCGACCCCTTGCTCGTCGAGGTGGGCGTAAGCCTTGTCGGCGCATCGGTAGTTGATGCGCGTCCACACGAGCGCCTCGTTCGCGCCGCCAACACGCGCTACGAGAGCAGCCCGCACCTGCATGAAGTCGTGCGCAGTGGCCTCTTCGACGGGTACTCCAGTCACAGCTGTCCCGCCTCTCGGCGGATGTGTCGAGCGAGCAGCTGTGCGACGACGGGGAACATGACGGCGGCGGGGCGCGCTTTCAGTTCGCCTCGCAGGTCGTGGTCGGCGAGCTGCAGGATGTTGAGCACACCGATGAGAAGTCCGTACGTGCCGATGCCTGCCGTGTTCCCGACGACGCCGGGGTTCTCGGGAGTGCGGACGGCATTCGTGTCCGTCATGATCTGCTGGACGATTGCCAGTGCCGGCGCGATGTCGTCGAGGAAGTCCGTGCCCAGGGTGGGCGGGCTGTACGGCTCGATCGTCCACGCGAACGTGCCCGTACGGCTTCGTACGCCGTAGCCAGCCTGTTCGAGCTCCACGGCGATGGCTTCTGCATCGGCGGTTGTCCACGGGCCCTGCTCGGTATCGACGAGCGTTGCGACCTCTGTCGTGCTGGTGAGCATGTCGGTGAGGGCCTGGCGGGCGCCGGCGGACAGTGTCGATGGGATGTAGATGGAGACGGTCATCGGTACTCCTCGGTTCGGGTTCGAGTGGTGAGAACGGGCAGGTCCCAGGGCAGGACGTTGCCCTTGGCGGTGTTGCAGTCGTTGCAGAGCAGCTGAAGGTTGTGCAGGTGGTTGCAGCCGCCTCGACTGATCGGGACGACGTGGTCGATCGTGAGGCGACGGTGCCGGCTCTTGACTCGGCAGCGTCGGTTGCAGAGCATGCAGTGCTTCCACTTCCGCCGGGGACGTCCGCGGCCGGCGTTGATCCTGCACTTCAAGGAGTTGCGGTCATCGGCGGACCACACCTCGCGCTCGTGCGTGCCCCAGCACTCGGCCGGCATCCAACGAAGAGACCGCGGGTCTACTGACGCGGCGAGTACTACCTCGGCGCCGCTCATGACTTGACCTGCAGTTGGTGGATCACTGCCAGGAGGTCATCGAGAAGCACCTTCGTCTCGCTTGCGGCGCTGCCTTCGCTGACCCCCACGAGGACTTGCCCCTCAACGGCGTTGTGCTCGTCGAGGATCCTGTCGGTGCGAACGAGGTAGACGGCAAGACGGCCGCCGTCCAGATCGTCCTCCTGACCGGCATCTGGCGCCGAGACATAGGCGTGCCGCGTGCTGTGCTCGATTTCCTGCGGTGTCTCTGCGTCGTGCCACACGACTTCGCTGATGACGCCAACCCACGGCGGAGCCGCGGACAGAACCCAGTCCTCCACCCCGATCTCGAGCTGCTTGAGGGCTTGCTCAAGCCGCATGTATCCGTACTCGCCGTACATGCCGGGGGAGCCATCACGATCGCGTTTCAGCTCGAACTCCCACGGGTGGATCGCCGAGAGGATGTCCTGCACGGTCGTGTCTTCCTGGGGGATCGATTCGTCTGCGCTGTACTTGCGCACCGCGTCAGCGGCGCGCTGCTTGTAGTCCGCGATCTGTTCATCGGTGAACTGCCGACGCAGCGGGATGAAGTCGCCTGCGCTCATCGGAGCATCGCCTTCTTCGGACGCCATCCGCCTTCGTAGAGCCGTTCCTCGGACTCTCGAGCGGCAGTGACGAGACGTTGACCTAGAACGTGAGCCGTGTCCCGGGCAAGAGTGAGTGTGTCGTCTGCCTCCCAGCTGTATCGCCGACCGATGCGGCGCAGCTCCTTCAGGTGAACGGCAACACCGAGGCCGGAGGACTCCGCGACGGAGTAGACGCGAGACGTGGGCTTGTACGCATTGGACAGCGCCTGCTTGCCGGTGTGGAGGCTGAAGATGGGGACCGGTACGCCCGCGCGTACCGAGTACGCGAGCTCGAGCATGTCGAGAGCGAGCTCGGTGGACTCGTCTAGCGTCATCAGGAGGGATGTCTCGTCCTCGTACAGGCTGATGCGCACTTCATCGGGGCGAGTGGTGGTCCGGCGCATGTCGATCTCGATCGCCATCAGACGGCCACCTTGCTGCCCGCGTCGATCATCAGCTCCAGCTCGAGCTGCGCGAACGGATCCGGCGCCGGGTAGCCGCACTCCTGCACGAAGTAGACCTTCTTGCTGGTTTTCCCGGTGTGACGGAACCAGAGGGTGGGATGCATCGCCCACCCTCCACGCGGCATCCCGTTGCCCCAGAGCTCGATGCGGGCGCGTTCCGAGTCGCTGACGCCCTTGTAGATGATGACGACGAACTTCTTGTCTGACGGGAAGCGGCGCACCCGGCAGATGAACCGCAGGACGTTCCCGTCCATCACTTCGGATCGCACCGACGAGGACTGCGATTCGACGAACTCGACGGCGTAGTCCCGGTACTTGCGACGCTCGGCTGGAGTCGGCTTCCACGCACTCATCGGGTTACCGCCGCGGGGTGACGGTTCAGCGCGGCCGCGAGGGCGCTCGCCGTCTTGTACGCACGGTCGATCGCGCGGAACGAGTCAGCGGAAGTCGCGTACTCGTCCTCGACACGGAGGTAGGGGACCCACTCCTTGTCCTGGCCCTCGCACATGCGGACCTCGACCGAACCCCAGTCGCCGGAGACGGTGTCCGCGTGGTGGAAGACGATTTCGTCTGGATCGTGGGTGACGGTGCAGCCGAGCATGAGGCAGGGACGGGGGGGCGCATCGAGTAGCTTGACGACGGCATCGAGGATCTTCCCGACGTAGCTCTGCGTTGGAGTGACGAGGCCTTCTTCGAGCTTCGCGATGTATGCGGTGGTGGTGCCGATGGTCGATGCGAGGTGCTGCTGCGACAGTCGGCCTTGGAGCCGGAGTGCCCTGAGGGTTGCGCCGATGTCGGTGTTCGATGCGATGATGGGGTTAAACATTCTGTGTTTCTCCTTCGGGAGTGAGGGCCTTCGCGTTGCACCGCGAGGGCCTTCGGTTTGTGTGGCCGTCGTCAGACGGCCGTGCTGAGGCGCGAGGTGGTCAAGTCGCCGAGCCGGACGCGGAGTCGCTCGAGGCCCTTCAACGTGACGCGTACCTGCGGGGGGTCGACGACGACCTCGCCGGTGCGCGGGTGGTGGTGCGACATCGGTCGCTCGGCGAGGTAGCCGGCGTCGACCTGTGCCTGCCGGGCCTTCCACTTCCCGCCGCTACCGCGGTAGATCCAGCCGAGATCGTTGAGCTGACGGAAGAGGCGTTGTGATCCGATCGGGATGCCAGCGCGTGAGAGCATCTTGGCTGCATCTGCGACCTCGTAGTCGCCGACGCCACTTGCAAGCTCGTCCCATGCGACGGCTCGGGGTACGAGCTCAGCGATCTTGGCGTCCTTCTGCTCGAGCATGCGGGCGGACGCCTGCAGCGCGCGAGCGATGAGGGTGGTGTCGTCTTCCTCAGGAGTGGCGATGTACGAGCCTGTGCGCCGGATGCTTGGCAGCACCTCGTGTGTGACCCAACGGCGGAACTGTGCGGCGCCGGGGGTCCTTGACTGGAAGATGAGTTCGTAGAGGCCGGCCTCGTTGATGACCTTCGCGTTCTGTGTCCGGCCGATGCTGTCGATGACGTCGGCAGTGCCGACCCCATCCGGGTCGAGCCGCCCGAGCGCATCGCGAGGGTTGACGAGCCCAAGCGCCCTGCACACGTCGACGCCGACGATCCAAGGTTCGCCGTCGATGACCAGGGTGCGGACAGTGAGACTGTCGTACTGGAAGTTCATGAGGTCGGTCACGGGTTGGTGCTCCGTTCGGGTAGACCGTCGAGGTGGTCGAGCTTGCTGTAGGAGGGGTACGGGTCCTCGGCGATGAGGACGGCCGTGATGAAGCGGCGGATGGAGGGGAATCTGGGGACCCGCGATGTACTCGAGGTGGTGACGGAGCGTGGAGGCACGCTTTCCACATCACTGGCGGAGGACACCGGGCCGGTCCTCTGTGTGTTCCGCGAGGTAGGAATCCAGGTCCGAGACGCGGTACGCGAGCAATCGCCCTTGCTTCACCGCAACCGGGCCCTTGCGCAATGACCGCCAGTTCAAGAGAGTCTTCGGCTTGACGCCGATGTACGCCGCAGCGTCTTCGGTGCGCAAAACCGGCTGCACGGCGGTCATGCGGCGAACTCCATGACGGTCACCGGGTAGGTGATCACTTCAAGTGACACGCCGAGCGCGTTTGCTATGCGCACAGTCACCTCGGGCGACGGTTGCCTGCTGCCTGCCTCGATCTTGGTCAGGTAGCCAGGGTCAATCTCGATCCTGCGTGCAAGCTGTCCATGCCGGATACCCATCAGCTCGCGGATCACCCGGACTGCCGGGCCGTTCGTTCTGCGCTGCTCCATGCAGACAACCTAAGGCAACTTTGCTTGTTACGCACGCTTTGGCAACCAAAAGTTTCCTGTGACGCTTGCCTACGCGGGTCTGACTGTTGCTTTGTTGCCTGTTGGTGCCTACGATGGGCATGTGATCACAGGACACAGCCTCAAACGCGCCCGGCTCGCCTCGTTCATGACCCAGCAGCGCGTGGCGGATGAACTACAGGTCGCTCTTCGTACGATCGGGAACTGGGAACGTGGGGGGACCGTGCCGAAGAAGCACTGGGGCGCCATTGCGCAGATCCTTCCGGATGCAGAAACAGGGTCCTCGGACCATGGCGATGAGGAAGAGGCCTTCTCCCCTGAGCTTGAGGAGCAGTTCCTTGCCGACATGCGGGCTAACACGGAACGCTTCATGAGCCTCGCCAAAAACGGGGAGTCCCTTGAGGAGCTCGCGCTCTTGCAACGGAAGCTCTACTTCGGCGCTATCGATGCACTCGATTTTGTGGAGTCAGCTCTGCGAGCGGGAGTCGCAACCCGGCTCGTCAGGGAGATGGCGTCATCCATCTCGAGCACCATCATCGACGCAGGCACAGCAACGTTCTTGGGAGAGGTGGAGGGCTTCGACCCGATGGGATCGATCATCTTCAGGGCTGCGCAACTGGACCAGAAAGCTCGGGAACGGCCGTCTGACACGAGACGCATCTACGGGCTCGAGGGGATGTACGCAGCAAAGGATCCGGCGGATGTCTCGGAGGGGCAGGATGCCGGATCGGTTAGGGGTGAAGGTGAGTAACTGCAGCCTGCTACAGGGAGAGGGCGCCTAATGGCACGTCCACCGCTGGTGCTCGGCACCTGGGGATCGATCAGCCGGACCCAGCAGGGTCCCGGCAAGTGGACAGCGAGCGCCCGCTTCCGCGACTTCGACGGCGTCACCCGGAAGGTCGCCCGCCAGGGTCCGACCGGACGCCGCGCCGAGGACGCCCTGGTCGAGCACCTTCGCGACCGCGTCCGCACGCACGGAAGTGACCTCACGTCCGAAAGCAAGGTCGCGGAGCTCGCGGAGCAATGGGTCGCCGTCCTCGAGAAGCTGGGGCGCGCACCCTCGACGGTTCAGAACTACAAGCTGTCGCTCGAGGTGAACGTGCTGCCCGCGCTCGGCGGGGTCCGGCTGCGAGAGGCGACCGTGCCCGTCATCGACCGAGTCGTCGAGACGCTGTCTTCGCGGCGAGGCCCTGGCGCAGCGAAGACGGCTCGCGTCGTCCTGACCGCGATGTTCTCCCTCGCCGTCCGCCGCGGCGCGGTCGCGACCAACCCGGTGCGCGAGGCGCAGTCCGTCCGGATCGAGCGCAAGGAGGTGCAGGTCGTCACCTTCGAACAGGTGCGCGCCCTGCAGATTGACCTGCGGAAGTGGGACGCCGGACTCGACGGAGCAGGGCGCGCCCGCACAACCGACCTCGCCGAGCCGACCGACATGCTGCTCGGCACCGGCATCCGAACCGGTGAGCTCGTCGCCCTCCGCTGGTCTGACCTCGACCTCGACGTCGAGGTGCCCATCGTCACGATCCAGGCGACGGCGGTGCAGCTTGACAGCGTCGGGCTCATCCGGCAGGAGCGACCGAAGTCGGACTCGGGCTTCCGGAAGCTGCAGCTCCCGACTTTCGTCTGGGAGATGCTGGTCCGACGCCGCGAACGCGCGTACTCCGACTGGGTGTTCCCGTCGTCGACTGGCACGCTGCGGTCACCGGCGAACCTGCGCCGGCAGTGGCGCGAGTTCAAGCTGGCGAACGACTACCCGATGTGGCTGACGCCGAAGACGTTCCGGAAGACCGTCGCGACGGCCATCCGCGACGGCGTCGACATCGAGAGCGCCGGCGCGCAGCTCGGTCACTCCAACTCCGAGGTCACCCGGAAGTTCTACGCCGCGCGCGAGTACCTGGGTCCGGACGTCCGCGACATCCTCGAGCAGTTCGGCGAGAGCGCATGAAGCGACTGATCTACGGCGCGTACTCGGTGGTGGTCGCGGACGACCTCGCGGAATGGGTCGGCGTCGCCTGCACCGAGTTCGCGAGCGCCGGCCGAGCCATCGCAGTTCCGATCTCCGGCTTCGACATCCTCGGCGAGCCGGAGGAAGGGCAGCTGGTGGTCGGCGTCGGCATCTCGCTCGCCATCATGGCGGCTGCGCCTCACGAGGAAGCGCCCAACACCCTTCGTTGCATCGCGTGGATACGCGACGAGGTAGAGGCTCTGCAGCAGGAGCAGATCGACCGAGAACCGTAGGCGAGTTGCCGCTTACCCGCCGCTTTGCTCGGGAAACAGCGGGATGAGCAGGGTGCCGCAGGGGAGTGCTGAGTCTCGAAAAGGCCAGGTCCGGGGTACTTCCGGGATGGTGGAGGGAAGGGGCGGGATAGTCCCACCCTATTCGCTGAGTTGTGGGTTCGAGTCCCACCGGGGGTACCGCCGAGGCTCTGGCGTGGCGCCCGCCGCGTGCCGCTGCGAAAGCGACAGAACTCTGCGAACAGTTCGCGTCGTTCTGTCGCTCCGGCCGCACAGTCCGAGCGATGGTCCTGCCATCTGTCGCTTCGACGGTGGGATCGGGGCGCTCTGGGCATCGGACTGGAGGCGCGGGACCGGCCCGCCACGTGCCTCCCGGCCCGCGGACCGTCGCCTTCCCGCGAAGACGGCGCGACTGCACGACCGGCTCGCCGCCCAGTAGCATCGACGATCGTGGTCGGACTCGGAAGCGCACTCGCCAACCTGCAGAACGCCCTCCGCCGACCGGAGGCCCACGTCGAGGTCGTCGACGGCGAGAGCGTCCCGGT